ATCAAACATTTACTGGAATCTAAACTATAATCTACATTCTGAAATTCGTCATTCCACACACTCACACTATCAAAATCCACCGAATTAACAATTACAGAAACGTAATCAACTTTCAACAAAGTGACTAACGTCTTATTATTTGAAAAACTCATTTCAGACCTCAAATTAGTAGCTAGTTTAATAACAGACATATCATCATCACTTCCTAAAATACCCTTAGAGCAACTTACTATCATTCGCATCGGTTGTGTTATTTTTAAATCCACTCCGCAACCCTCTCTACTTTCGCTCTCGCTTGAACTCTGCGCCCCGTTTAACCTATGATACGAACAATTTACTAAATCAACATTTCTATACTGTCCACCGCCTAAGTATTTAGCAGGATATATCTGTTGCGGGTCTGTAAACTTATAGACGCGCTCAACTAAACCTATCAAGTTTAATTCAGTGCTTATTAAAGCATCAATTACGTCTATCGTTTCTTTTATCATTTGAAAATCTCTAAAATCTTTTCCCTTACGTCAGATACAAATTTTAACTTTATTTCCTCCTGAACCCTGAATTTATCCACTCCGTATAATTTCGTCATGCCATCTATTTTATCAGAGTTTATCGGTCTTTTTACACCAGTTACCCATCTTTTACCAAGTTTGACAACAGTAGTTGAAAAATCCCTAAATAAATCACCCTCTAAAATCAAGTCCACAAAAGCAGTTTGTCTGCCTCTTTTCTCTCTGTATTTTTTATAGCTGCCGTCTTTATATTTTTCCTTTTTGCCTTTTTCATCTTCACCATTTACAAATATCTGTTTTGCGTGTGCTGCATGTGCATCCTGAACAGGCTCTCTAGCCCAATCCATCTTGTCCAATACAGCTAATTTCTTATCTAATTCGTTCAGGTATTCATTTAGTTTCATGGTAAATTAGTCCTGAAAAATCCTCTTTTATTACACTCAAAACAAATATCATCAGGTAATCTTAAATTCTTTAGTATCTGCTCCATTTCAAACTCATACTTATCACCGTAAAATGCCATCAGTTCCTTATTGTCAGAATGATAAACGTTAATCAGCGAATTAGTCCTTTTTGAGTGAACCATATTCTGTAAGATTAACTCCCCTGTTTTATATGCCAAAGGAACCGCTAATAAGTTCTTAATTGAACACAAAAACGGGTCAAATGTGCAATTTAAAGAATACGTAATACTTAACCCATCGTAATCTAAACTCTCGGTGTTTTGGTCTAACTTACCAGAAGCATTTAATATCTTTCTTACGGAAATCGTTACATACTTATTCGAGTATGAATAATTCTGACATGAATGACACCCGCCGCCTTTTGTTAAATCAGTTCGGTAATAATCAACGTCCGCAAGCCAACAAATGAAAAGGTTTAACTTCTGCCCATTTGTCGGATAGCTTTTATAAACGTCTTTATAACTTACCTGACCTGATACACACGAAACCGTCAAAGTGTCTAGTAACTTGTTGGAAATCAAATCATAAACATACACGCTCTTATCACCTGTTGTTGCAGCCTGTAAAGCAATCCTAGATAAAAAGAACTCCAAGTAAGGATATTCCTCTACTTCGATTTGCTTACCTACTAAATAAGCAGCCTGTGAACTAACTACTTTTTGGTCATCAACAAAAAACCCTGATACTGCGTTTTCAATAACACTAGCACCCTTAAATCTCGGTGCGAAATGCGCCCTTATGTGCGAACTAATTAAAGTCCCTGCGTTTTCTATTTGCTGCTGAATAAAATCGTAAGCACTTTCGTATTCTTTGTTCAAAGAAGCATCAACTTCTTGAATACTCATACCCGCTAGAAAAGTATTGATATAAATACCGCTAGACGGTGTTATATCCGTGCAGTTGCCTTTTACCGAAATTACGTTATCTAAACAGGTCATATTGTAGAAAAGAGCGGAGCCGAAGCCCCGCCCTATTTAGTGGAAGTGCAGATTAAGGGTTAGTGATGAGGTGCTTATGAACTAAGCGGTTGCCATCCATAGGGTCTGAATTTTCAAACATATCATCTGGTGCTGCAAACAAGTCCCAAGCCAAACCAATCTCAATGCTCCAATCATCGCAATCACGCTTTGCACGGTAGTCGAAAGGAATACCCGTGAAAGGAGATACAATCACACCTGCTACGTCAGCACCGTTATCTACTTTCCAGAAATCGGAAGCGTAACGGTTAAACCATACAGGCAAAATTGCACCTTGAGCAAATGTGATAAATTTGCTTGCGCTTGACAACGCATCAGTAATACGATAAGAAGGAAGGATAATCGGCGTTTCAGGTGCTACTTGAGAGAAGTCAATACCTCCATCCCAACAGCAGCCTTTTTGAATTGCGTCATAATAGTTCTTAATCTCGTATTCACCTGCGATAATCGGAGCAGTAGAATAACCATTCAAACGAGCGGTTTGCATGATAGCTGCGTGTCCGAAATAATCAAGCGATTTATCAGAGTGACGAGTGGAAATTATCTTCGTGTTAGAAGTAATCGAAGTTCCGTCTTGGTCAAGGTCTTTGGTAGAGAAAGTTCCCGCAAATGCAACCATATTAGTTGCAGCAGCAGTTTCCATCTTACGCTCAAGTCCATCAATCAAATCAGCGATAAGACGAGCATAATAAGTATCGCTTGACTCACAACGCTCAATCAAATCATTCATTGCGATTTTCTTACGCAGAATGTGAGCAGGTGTAGTGTCAAGGTCGTAAGATGTTGAAGTTTCACCACGCTTGTTGGTAGCTGAACATGAGAAATCACCTGCATCTACTTCTGATTCGAGAATACGGCGGTTGTAAACTAAATCCACAGTAACCTTACCGCCGGGACGCATGTTTACTTTTTGGTCTAAAACACGGTAGTTATTGGATTCTGAAAATAAATATGCCAAAAGTGGCTTTGCCTCTGCTCGGACGGTGGCGAATACGTTTTCTAGCCTGTCCTGCACGTTAGGGCATGATACAAATGTTGTTAAAGATGACATTGTTAAAAAATTATCAATTACTTATCCAATTTTCGGCATGGATAAATAGCCAATACAATGTCATTTTTCGGCATGACTGCCAATCATCTATCACTTACTACCAAACCTAGCTAAGTTCTTAGTATAGGCTGTTGGTAGTTTCTTTTCTGTTGTTGTTGGTGGTGGCGTTCTTCGCTCTGGCTCCTTAGCGTTGTTTTTCTTTTTCAAACCGTTAGCCTCTGCAAGCATGTCCATCAACTCTAAAGCATCTGCGAAACTGCCCGCTTTTTGTTTTGAAGGAACGAAATTACCACTCTTGTCTTTTACGATTAAATTTTCCTTTTCGTCAAGGTCGAATTGATACTCGCTTAAAACGCTTTCAAAGCCCTTCCTTTGAATATCTGTAAGCCCATCAACAAAAGGTATCTGCGCCTTTACATCGTTCAGCTTAATGCCTACTTTCCACGTTTTTACCTCGTTGTCTTTTTGCGCTTTGAACTGATCGAACTGCCCCACAACTTCATCTAGCTTGCTTTTATACTGGTCTTTCTCTTGTTTGACCGTATTAAACTGCGTTTCTAGGTCTGCGTAGCGTTTATCTGGTTTGCCTTGACTTTCTTGTAATTCCTGAAATTTCGTCTTTACAGAAGCCCCTAAACCGTCTAAAACCTCGTAAAAGTTTTTCCCCTCGAAATCGGTTGTTTTAATTCCGAAGTCGCCAAAGTTTTGTGATACCTTAGAACCTACTCTGCGTAATACATCACCTGCGGCTTTGTTATACACCGTGTCGTCTAAGTGCGCCTTGTCTTTGGAAATGTAAGAACTATTAAAATGCTCTTTGAATTTGTCTAGGCTATCAACCTCATCAGGTAAGCCTAAAAACTGTTTAATCTCTGCTAATTCCATATTTTAGTTTTTAGTTGGTCTTCCACGTTTTTTTGGTGCTTCTGCAATAAATTCCTGTTCAACAACTGGCTCATTAACAGGCTCCAAATCATGAAACTCGGCTTTTAACTCCTCTACGGTAGTTGGAATGTTAATAACCCTCCATCCGTGTTTCTTTTGTAAACGAGTGTCATTAGCCATCCAATCGGGCATCTCCTCAATTGTGCCGTTTTTTCTCTGAACTGTCACTAACTTCTGCATGAAGCAAAGATACAAAATTTTATCAAAAATACAAAAAAAGTGTAATTTATTTCAACTTTTCGTATCTTTCCTTTGATATTGGTAACAAAACGTGCATACAATTATACCCTCCTAAGTAAGTAAAGATACTCTGTGCCGTAGTATTCGAGTTCTTACCCTGCCAATCATCTTTCGCCCAACTTCTTACTTCATCATCGGTGAACGCCTTGCCTACTTTGTTTTTACAAAATTCTCTAGTGCCTTTAACTATCCCGCCTGCGTATTCCCAGTATTTTATATCGTATTCCTTATTAACTACTTGTGTGAAACTCCTGTCGAATATCGAAAAAGCATCCCTAGCGTAAACCTTTGCATATTTTAATAGTCTAGGCTCTACGGTATCTGACCCCTCTATAAAGTCCCTTATTGATTTTACCGCATCAGAAAACTTCATACTAGATGAAATAGAATTTGTAAGAATATCCTTTATAGGACTAACCAACTGAGACTCTATTGCACTGGCATCAAATAGTTCTAATACGTTCCTTTGTGTTTGTTTGATTAAATCCTTATAAAAAGGATTATCCGACAACTTAGCCCCTATATCAAAGGTCTCTAAAACTACCTGACCGTGCGCCTCAAAAGTTTTAGTATATTCAGTGAGAGCCTTTACGTAATCACCCTCAAGCAATGTAGTCCTTATTTGCTCGGCTATAAGTTCGATTTTTTGAAGGCTTGCCTTATTAGGTATAATATACCCGTCTTTCTGTTCGAGTTCGCTCAATAGCTTCAAAACCGAATCAAATACCTTTTTATTAGCGACCTCTACCGCAGAGATAAACTCCTCTGGGATATTCGTTAAATTATATAGTTCCTTTTCTACTGGGTTCATATCCTATTTAAAATATCTTCCGCAGTTCCCCTTACTGGGGTCAGTTCGGTTGCTTTTTGTTTGGCTAATTCTTGAAGCGTTGTTTTAATTACTTCTATGTCTTTGTCAAGGAAGTTATTATCTTTTCTTAGTTCGTCTTCTATGAACGTGTAAATCCTGTCATGTAAAACAGCCTCCCATAAAGCTATTAACCCGTTGGACTTTTTAAGATTTAAAGTCTGGTCGTCAATAGATACAAACGGATCAATTAAAGAAACTACCTCCATAGCTTTCATTAACTGCTCATCGGCTGAAAACCTTACTCTTAGATTTTCGCTTAAAACCTTGTTTAAGTAAGGGCTAGGTAATTTCGCATCCATAGCTGTCTTAAACTCTGACGTTAAACTCTCGGCGTTCCTTATGGTAAATTCCGCAGGTTTATTTACTGTTATACGTTGGTATTTATTACCCCATCGCATCCAACCAATAGCATCAAAAGCATTCTGCATCAAATCGAACAACTCCGAAGCAATCTTAGTCAGTAAAGAGAAAAACTCCTCTCTATCAATCTTTGTTTCGGTGGCTGTTTGTCCATTTACTTTATTTGTAACGTCTATATTCACAGCAGCGAAACCATCCTCAATAAGTGAGTTAAACTCTTTCTTTAGAAACTCTAACGCCGTAGTATCAGGGCTTTCAGAGCCAAACGGTGGTGTTGGTAATTGAGTGGTATCAGCACCTACTAAATTTTCAGGCATCGGTATTTCGTAGTCCCTAAAAGGGCTAAACGTCATTCTCTTGCCAGAGCCTTTACAAACGTGACAAGTGTTTTTTCTACCCGCTTCGTAGTCTTCGATAAATCCGTGACCAGAGCATTCATTACACTTGTCTGAATAATACCATCTAGTAGGGTAAGCTAGTCTATGCTTAACTGCCCTGAAATTTGCATCTGTTAAAATAGCATCTTCTAGGAAAGGAACCGCACCCATAAAATAAGAATGATAAATACCATCACTTGGTATTCCTTCTAGCTTCCAACAAGGTATATATTCCCATCCGTGTTCATAAAACAAGTAACTCTCAAAAAGATACTTGTCCTTGTCGCCATACTGCTCAAGTCGGTAGATATTCATTTCGTCAAATACGAAAAATATCAGACCTTCTTTTACCTTCTTACCTTTAGAAATTACTTCGCTTTTCTGCTCGCTTTCAAGCATCACATAATCACCGAAATACCAAACATCGTCACTATCAAATAACTCACAATAAGGGCTTATTTCCTGTGACTGGTCTATCACGTATTCCTCTCCCTCTTTTTTCATTGGGATAATCGGCAAAACCGCTAAAACCGCATTCGGGTCACTTAGTTTTCTTGTGTGAACATTATCCCTAAACCACTTCTCGAAATCCCCATAAGTAGGGTATTCAAATGTGAAATACTCTTTTTGGGTGTCGTTCTGATACTCAATAGAATAGTTCTGTTTATTCCATATTCTATAAGTAGCGGAAACAGCTTTATCCCATGCAGCTTTTGTCTTTTGTCGGTAGGTTTCTTTGTTGTATTCAAACTCCTCTTTAGTTTGATTAGGGCAAGCCTTTTCAAATAAATCATCAGGGAACTTCCCAAACTCGGCATGATAACTTACACGCTCCTCAAGTTCAGAAATCTCTTTATGAGTTTCGTCAAAATACTCCCTGTCCGACTTTTTTCTCTCCGATAGTTCCTTAGTCAGAAAACTAGCCAACAATTCAATGTCAATCATTTACGTGGTTTCTTTGGTTTTTTACATCCTCCGCAAGCCATAATATCTTATTTTACTGGTTTAACGTAAACCTTCTGTGAAATCAATTTATAAAAATGCAGCGAATATTTTATGTCGCCGTATATCTTTTGATAATTCAGTATGTTCAATTTATTATACAGTCCGCTTGTCCTGTCGCCTGTGCCTGAAATAGTATGATGATTATACTCTAAACCTCCGTAACAACAAAGCACGTAGTAATCTTTTTGAATATCCTCTAAGCCTAAGTTTTTACCTCCCATATCCCTTCTGCGGATATACAAAACAGGCTTCATGTCTGGAACTAACCCGACTTTTGCTAAAGCTACATTTGTGTAAAGTTCGTCTGGTTGTTGTCCTGATTTGCCCCATTTATATCTGTGCAAATTAACAGGAATAGGGTTTTCAAATGCTTTCTTAGCTTCAGCCCAAAATTTATCCGCTTCCTTGCCCTTCCTACAAAGATGAAAGCTAGAATTTGTCCCTGCTAGAATAGCGTCATCTGGAAGGTTATAATGTTCCCAAATGATAGTATTCTTAACCCACAAACTAGCATCTTCGTTGTCTTTATCCTTTGTTGTTACGCCGTTTACTTGTATCTGAAAATACCCCTCCAAATCAAACAAAGGCTCTAAATCTTTAAGCACTAACCCATCTACGTCTAAGTAGATATACTCGTCAAAGGCAGCGTATTTATATACGTTTAATTTGGCTTTCGCTATCGAAACTAAGCCCCCATCGTGCCAATCGTCAAAATCTATCTCTGTGACAATATCATATACTTTATTCTCACACGGTAGCCTTTCTAAGGCTGTTCCATCGGTGATAACCTGAATAGGGAGCGAGGAATGAGCGCGAATAGACAAAGCCATATTGTGCGCCCAATCCCCGTAAAATTTATGTTCTGCATCTGCGACACAGAGTAAAACTATCCCCCTCATTCAAAAATGTTATTCGGTGCTGTGTAACGTGTCCCGAAGTTATCAGGTTCGGCGTTCCATTTCAGTTCAACGGCATAACGCTGTTTCTCCTTGTTTGACATAGGAATACTAGCCGCTTTTGCCACAACAGTAACAGGAACCTCCCATACGATAATCTCGTCTTGCATACATTCATGTATAGCTAAGTAAAACTGGCGACCATTAGCCGAAGTCCAAAAATCATCGTTGTTTTCGCTTACGTTAAAGTCCATTACATTCAACAGGTAATCTACACTGTCTATAATGGTTTCATTCCCGCAAGCTATCGGGTTTTCTCCCTCTACTGCTGAACCGTCTGGAAATTCGCACTTGATGCCTTTGATAACACGAGCGTTACCTGCTGCAATAGCTGTATTCCAGTTGGCTTCACTCGAATACGAAGCAATAGCCGCGTCTATTTCGATCAGCCCGAGACTGTCAATACCGCCCTTTAGGTAAGCGTTACATAACACCTGCTCATGCGGAGGTAAATCCGTAAAGCAATAGTTATTAATTCCTGACATTTGAAAAAGTTAAAAATGTAACCCCAATCATTTCGGCTGTCGGGAATGCCAATACGTGATAGATATGCAAATATACAAAAAAAGTAACTAAGTGTTACATTTTTGGCAAAAAAAGTTTATTTTTTGTAGAAATTTCCCAAATTGAAGTCTAAAGAAATTCAGACTTGAAAAAGAATTTTTGAAACTCGACCCTATATTACTAAAGAAGGTCACTAAAAGTGACCCTCTTGGAATTGTAAGAAATTAATAAAAGTTACCCATGTTAATGAACACAGGATTTTTCGCTGCCCGATAAAAACAAGCGGATTTACCAAGCGG